CACTGGATCAGCAAGCAATGTATATGTAGCATCAATGCCGCCAGAGATGGTATTCCATGCTGTGTCGCCTGGTTCAATAAGACCAACATCAGCAAGAGGCGTTGCAAAAGCTCTGCCTACCGTAAATCCAAAACCATAAGTAGTTGGGAATGTTTCGGCTCTACCAGCAGCAATATCTTCTGGTATTTGTCCTTCAACAAAAAATCCGCTACCAACGTTTAACTTGTCTCCACCTGGTAAAGCGTCAGCAATTGCTTGACCAGCTGTTGTGTTAGTAACAATTCCTTTAAGTTGATCTAAGTAGGAAGATTCATTTTTTTTGAATCCAGGACCACGAAGGTTTTTCACGGGCAACGGCGCATATAGTTCTGGGTTGTTATACAGAAAAGCTAACGAGTTTGATAAAGCTTGAATAGGAAAATCAAGTCCTGCCGATACTGTTCTTGTTGCTACTTTTGTTCCAACAACAACAGGTTTTGTTATTACACCAAGTTCTTCACGGACTGGTTCAGGTATACCTTCTACCGCTGATTCACCTTTTGAGTAAATGAATTCAAAAGCAGAGTCTTTAATGTCGTCAAAAAATTCAAAAGGATTCTTCCAGCCCATTATGCGTTATCCATAATTGATTTTGTAAATCCTTTAAGGCGACGATTAGCAGTCACTCGATCAGATGGAGACAACCCTGCGTCAGCCATTTTTTCTGCGGCGATGGTGGCAGCATCTTGAACTAAATAGTTTGCACCGTTAAGAATCAAAGCAGCCGTTATTTGTGGGTGGAGCCAATGGAAATTACTAGCCGCATCAATTAATTCTTGTGCAGTGTTTTGACTATAAATAGATTTGTATGTGTTGATACGTTCTGCTCGTGAGGTTTCCCATGTTTGAACATCTTCAAGATTCAAAGGAAGATCATTAGTTATGAAAGCCATTAAGACCTTTCAAGTTCGGCAAGGAACATCAACAAAACAGGGGAAGGATATGAATCTGCAATAGCTCTTATCCGTTCAACCATGTCTTGTTTTGAACCTATGGCTGGGACTGTTGGTCGTGCGCCTAATGCTTCAGGTCCAGGTCCAGGTCCTACCATTGAACCAAGTGTTGCTAGTTCGTCAGGACGTTCAGTGGTGCGGTTAAGTTCACCGAGTGAACCTGGTTGCACTGGTGGTGCTTGTGGAATAGCGTTAGATGTTGGTGATGGACCCATTGGTACAGCAGCTTGGGAAGCCATTTGTTTTCCTGCTTCACCGTATGTTTGTCCTGTTGCAGCCATCTTTGGCATTTTCCCCCCTCGAAGATCTGAACGATTTGGATAATCCTTAGCCATTGTTATGCCCCTCCAAGACTATTAGCAAGTGCCATTACTCCACCTGGTGATTGTGGCTGTGCGGATGCACCTGCTCCACCACCTAGTTGACCTAGTAATGATTCTAGCGAAGGTGGACCGCCAGCACCAGGCGGAGGTCCTGCTGGTTGTTCAGCACCCATTCCTGGCATTGCTAATCCTGGCATTGTTTCAGGTGAACCTGCTGGTGCTTGTTCTGCTTGTCGTGCTTGCGCACGTTTCTGTGCAGCCATGATTGCTTCAGGAAGTGACATCTTGTTAGAAGCAACTTGCTCTGCGATGTATGCAAGGTCGTCTGGCTGGTATGGACCGTTCGGATCTGCGGCTTGTGCCTGAATAGAAGACAACAATGCGGCTTCGATACCTTCTGCCACGATGCGGTCCTTTTCCATCTCTGGATCTGCAATAAGTGGGTCTGCTTCACGAGCTGATTCTTTAGACATAAGCCCTGTACCAAGACGCTGACCAAGACCCACGATAAGACTGTTCACATCTGAACCAGCTGCGGAGTATGAAACATAATGAAAGTCTGTTTCCCATAGTTTGTTTGGCGTGTAGTCCTTGACTCCCCCACCCATGCCTGAAACAAAGAATGATTTGGCGTTGTTACCCCAATAGGCTTTTTCAATTCCGATAGCAATCTTGTCTTCTTCAACCATTGACGAAGCAAACAAATCTTGGGCTTCTTGTACACGGAAGTCCACGGTTGCTGCGAGGATGTTTTCTCCACGGCGACCAGTACGAATGTTGGTGCCTGATTCTCCACCGAACTCTGCTGGGATAGAACCTTCGAGGCGTTCTTGGCGTTCAAGACGGTCAAGAGCTACATCTGTTTTGTATCCAGGTGAGATGTTTTGAACCTGAATATCTCCACCCTTTACGACACCAAGTTGCCCTGTTTTGCCGTCTGCAACCTGGATGATCTCTGGGTTTTCGCCTGGGCGGGCAATGAGGTATTCATCTGGGAAGATGCCACGTTCAATAGCAATTTCGGTGAGGGCTTGCAGTCTGGCACGGGTGTAGTACATACCCATTAGACCGTCAAATTGTCCGTGTGGCTTGTCAAGGGTGATGCGTTGCGGCACTACTACCAGTGGCATACCTGTTTTGTTGCTGATTCGTTCTAGTTCAACAACGTTGGCACCCATGAATGGTGCGCCTGATTCCATTGCTATCCCTTTTTCTGATCCGATAACGCAGGTAACTACTTCGTTGTCGCAGACGTATTCAAGGATTTTGAACATTGTGTCCCATGATGGTTGCCCTACACGAAGGATTCCGTCCACTTTGTAGCCGTAGTTTTGAGTTAGCCAACGGTATGTACGTGCGTATGTGAAGATGCAGTTATCTGGGACTGGGTTGTCAATATCTATGGTTGGCGCAGGGAAGGTATCAAGCGGGTTACGAAGCTGCCATTCAGGGATACGCTTATCAAAGTTAGGCTTAATAAAAATAGGCGAGTTGCTATATGCAAGTAAGTGCCTAGCACGGCGACGCATCTTCATATTCATGCGGTTCTGATCCCAGATAGCAAGCATTGCTCGCTTACGGTCACGAGCCAAAGCCATACTGCGGTCTTGCCCTTCACGTAAAGCAGGGAAATAAGGAGAAGGCATCGTAGATGCGACACGCATAGACATCTGATCTAGACCCTGAACAAGCAGGTTAGCTACAGAAGAACGAGCTGAACGGTCAAGTTCATTAAGAGGGACAACAACATCACCGTTAGCTAGGCGACGGACCTCACGCATTTGATTGAGAATCGGACCTTGCGCTTCAAGACGCTCTCTGTATAGATCAACGATTTCTTCAACTGATTTCATGCGTCACCTTTGGTTACAAACAATGCAACGATAACACATCATAGCCATTTGGGTCGCCACTGACGAGGTGGAGGCTTGGCTTGTGTGAGGTTAGGAAGGTTAAGTATAGCCATCCATAACGCCATAACAATGTCTGTTCCGTTCTTTTTATCTCTAGCCCATTTAGTTAACTCATCTGTTGCTGCCAGGGTTTTCCAGTTGCCACTCATCGAAGGCAAACGGAGTGCGCCAGAACGGATAACTGCTGGCAGTAAAGCTTCAACACCTAGCGATTCATCTAGTTTGTTTCGGCTAGTGGTATGTGGTATCACATTGACTCTATGTAGAGCTTGCCATTTGCGTACAAAGTCGTGAGCCAGAAGGAATCGTTGAGCTGCGTTAATCTCAACCACCCAGTGAGAGATGGGATAACCCATTTCATAGGACCGTTCTTGCATCCTGTCCATCAGCCCTGAGTATTCACCAGTCATGGTGTCGTATCCAAGGACTTCTTCAGCGGATAATTTGACACGCTCGATATCCACTACGTGATAAAGGTTGGTTTGAGGCTGGTAAATGATCCAAACAAACGCCCAAAACATAGTCGGGGACGGGTCGACAGCCACGATACTGATCCAGGGGTGGGCTAAACCTTCGGGAATATATCCTGGTTGGCGGTGGTTATCTATACACCCTGGGTAATCCACCCCATCTGGTCCTATGCCGCCAGTAATCCAGGTGCGATGTACAAGTTTCGTGTCGAGATCCAGGTCTTCTTGCTGATATACAACTTTGAACACGTCTGGTTTGTTGTATCTAATAAAAGATAGGTCTTTCCAGGGTAGACGCTTCGGGTCTAGCAGTGGACCGTCAGGATATGGCAGCGACTTAAAAGACCGTGACTCTTTACCCGTGTCCAGTTCCTCATAATACGCCCTATAAATAATGTGGCGGTACTTTAATTGTTTAGCGGGTTGCCCAGCTTGAACATCTTCAGGTGTTTCAACATCCGACCCGTCATATTGGAGATCTTCTTCAATGTCGTACGTTTCTTTAGCGAGACAGTGGGCGTATAAGTCTCCAGATCCGAGTCTCTGTCCAACAACAGCCAGTAAGCCACCTGGGTCGCAACGTGCTTCTGCGACTCCATCCCAGCGTTCAAGTAATTTATCCCTTGCGACGCTTTCACGGGCGTTGTCAGGCGATGCGACATCGTCAAAGAGGCAGAGGTCGGCTCGGTGTCCGATAAATTCTGCTTCAATACCGTACGCACGTACAGTTGGCTCTTTGTTGTCCAACCCGTTTCCGTCAAGTTGCTCGACGACAAATTCTTCTGCCCGCCATAAGGCACCTTTGTCCACTGGTTTGAATCGTCCATAGTCAATTGTTAAACATCCTTCTGCATCTATTGCTAATCCCTTTTGAACCATCATCGGATCGGGAAGAATTGGGGAAACCCTTTCGAGCGTTTCACGGATACGACGGGAATACATCTTCGCCATGTTCTGTGAGACTGATCCGATCATTACACGGATGCGACGGTTACGAACTATCGCCCATACAGCTACATCATGGAACAAAGTTGATTTGCCTGCTCCTGGTGGGACGTTGAGAACTACGAATTCTTTTTCTTCGGACTCCAACAGGTTCACCAGTGTGATAGCAGCTTCGACTTGCCACGGAGAAGGAACACGACCAAGGTATCTGCGCCTGAAGTAGTCGAAATCTTCTAAGCCTCGAAGGGCTTCCTCACACAACATGTCATGCGGGATA